CGGGTATACCGGGGCGTAAGGATACTGACAAATAACAAGGAATGCATAAGGCAAATTCCAAGTCAATAAAAAATGGGATTAAGTGGTGACGACGGTACAAGGTGGAAGTCCGACGAGACAGCCGAAAGAAAAATCATCAGCACAAGCCGCATAAACGCGGAAAGTGTTTGGTTCGCCGTTGGCAGAGCAAAAGTAAACGTTGGTGGAAGGTACGTTTCCTTGCAGCTGAGCGGTAGCTAACTTATCGATGATGTTTGAATTGTCGGATGTGTAAAGGGCCGAAGAACCGTCGATGGTAGGGTAAATATGTTGCATGCCGTAACAAGGAATGGTGAACTCAGTAGTTCCTTCCTGGACAGGTTGGGTCATGGTAGAGACTGCGCGGTAACCATTGAACCCGAGGTTAGGGTCAAATTCAATATAAGTTTCGGTATTCAAGCGTCCAGAAGTAACTGGCTGTTCGATGTATGGGCTGACGTCGCGATTAATCCGGACTGTTACGGAACAAACGTCAGGGTGGTTAGTATAATCATGAACGAGCTTGAAGCGGCGACCGCCTCGATAAAAGGCATAAAAGAAGCCGAAATAGTCAAAATAAGAACTACCAACAATAAAAGCTCTCTGCGGAGTTGGAGTAACAACAGAGCCACGTTGTAAGAGCCAAGGTTGGATAAAAATGTACTTGTTCAACTTTTGGTCAAAGACTTCTGCTTGTATGAAATGCTTGACGATGGATCGAATAGAAGCAGTGCGTTCACCATGACAGAGCATGTGAGCATCTTTAGCATAGGAGTCGAAAGGACCATACTCAGCAGAATTAAAATTGTGATTATCAGACTCGGTTCCAATTTGGGCAGTGGGCAATTGGTCCACTTCCATTTCTTCTTCGTCAATGATGTTATAAAGCGGAAGAAAATTGGGACGAGTTGTGGGGGGAAGTTGCTCGACTATATCGCTCATCACAGCGTGGCGGGCGACAGCATATCCAGTGGTGGAATTCTGGTTCGCGTCGGGGATGCGAAAAGCGATGTTGTTTGCTGTGACGGGCACGGAAAAACAAAAATCAGGAGCGCCATTCATTTCCATAAGGATCTGAATGGTTGTGGGGCAATTCGGCGCAGCACGAAGTTGTTCATAAACGGAAACCTGAAGGTAACCGTTGGAACTATCGTTAATGAGACCAAGTGCAACTCCGTCAAGTTGATTACAGCGCCGGAAAGGTCGAGTGTGGGCGTACGGGACTGTGTAAGTAAAACCAGACGTGGAACGCAAATCAATGATGGAAGAATGAGAGTGATTGGGATCAAGCGCACCAGTCGCAGATGTGGCCCCTGGAATCCAGGAAACACGAAGACGACCAGAATGTAACTTGGTCTTAACCACCTTAAAGGTAAAAGTGATGCCCCCGCGCCAATAAGCAAAAGCGCGAGAAAGTGCGTAAAGATGGGTGGGGTTGCCTTGTTTAATCTGACGGTCAGTATCGACGTAAACAAGATCTGCGATGGCTGCAGTGGGGCTGACAGGGAAGGAAGCAATGACAGAACCAGCTAAGTCGGCAGTAGACCAATTGGCTTGTTTGACAAACTCAGGACGGGAGACGATATGTGCAATAGTCATCTCATCTTCCTGGGATCCAAACAGACCTGGTGGAGTATCCAACTCGGTGCCGACAGTAGAACCAAGATTGGTTCCATAATCGATCCCGTCAGTGTGTAAAAGATGGTTAACAAGGCGAGGTCTAGTAATGGTGTTAGGTGACTGATCGGTGGGTTTGGACCACCCAAAAAGTGCGGCAAATGGACCAGCAGCTTCAGCAAGGGTAGCGACCGCCTTGGAGGCGGAAGCTATAACTCCCGTGATGCTAGCTTCTTTAAGTTCATTGCCTATCTGGGCGGTAGGAAGTTCAGCGTCATTAGCTGTAAGCGGTCTGATATTATTAGCGGCCCTAAAAATAGTGGGGCCGGGGTCGACTGCTACAGGAGCGCGTGTGGGTATTGAAAGTTCTGGTTCGACCATGGAGGCAGTGAGCGTCCAAGAGACACCTTTGCCACTAATATCGTTGAGGTTACCGTATGATGACACGTACAAGGTCCCGAAAGAACCTTGACCGGTAACTAAGTTGTAGTAAGTGTGTGGAGAAATCATGTCCATAGTTAAAGAACATTCAGACTGCGTGGCGACATCAAGTTGTACATTTGGGCAACCACTATGTCCTGTTTTAGTAGAAACTATAGCAGCTGCTTTGTTCCTAGAATATTGGGCATAAGGAATGTAAAACAGCATAAGACGTCCCGCTTGAAAAGGTTCAGAATTGACTGTAAGTTGAAAACGGATTTTACCGCGGAGTCCGAGAAAACCTTGGACCTTTGCACGAAAATCTGGGATGGTCAAAAAGCGGTCAGGCCAATCAGAAGAATGAATTATGGTATCGTTAGAGTCATTCCACAGACCATAATCAATAACGTAAGGACGCTTGATAAAATCTAGTAGCGTGCTGTTTTCAGAAGTAGAACAGGTTGCGGAGTCAAGAAGCCCGGTCAAAGATGGTTTATGTACGGGCTCAACGGGTCGGGAATCACCATCGGTGTTATAGATAGTGGTGTCGGAAACGAGGGTGGGAGGAATTTGGGAAAGGTCAGCGTCAGATGCAAGAGCAAAAGCGTTGTTAACTTGGTTTTCGGATTTGTATAATGTTGGGGTAGCTAGTGAATGTTTTAGCGCAAGTGGACCACTAAATCCATGGGCGCGAGTCTGTTGTCCTAGATAGCGGCTGGGCTGCAGCCACCCCATCTTGAACAGTAACCTAAATAGGAAGGGTATGACCAATATCGGAGTCGGGGCATGCTTTAGACAGACGGTTTTGACACATGCAGGTGTTTAAACCTAACACATCAACATTGGCTTTAAGAAGAGGTTAAAATGAAAAGGACGGACAAAAATTTAAAATACATATTTATTGGGAATGTCCTGTGAAGGGGTCAACCGGATGTTCAATGTTCTTAGTAAAAAGCAACAGGATTGTTAAGGTACTGAATGTACCCGCGGTTGGTAGGAAGACGGCGGGCAGTCGAAAAGTACGCTTCTTCAATCTTGGAAACTTTCTCATCAAAAATGCTTTCACCGTGCTGAGCTAGCTCGGTGTAGACACTCTGGACTTGTTGGAATTCGAGGTCGAGTTGGTCAGTAGTACGGGATTTCGAAGTGTAGTTCAGAATGGACATTATATGATCGAGTGGAAGTGGTGCGAACCGTCGGTTAAACTGATAATCGTAGCGGAAAGAGCGTTTAATAAATGTTACTTCCTCAATGGTGCGGGTCGTAAGTTCTCTCCCGGACTTGGATTCGTCGGTGTAGGTCATTCCAAGTTCAGCCAAAGCACGTGTAATCGTTCCCTGGTGGAACCAAGGGGAAACAATGGGAGATACGTTAATCACATTATCATCGCCGTATGAAATCATGGTGACGTGTTCTGTGAAATGTGATATATCGAACCCGATTGGGCATAGAAGAAGGAAAGCAGTACGAATAATAATCGAGTTATAGAGACAGTTCAGAATTGAAGTGATGGGGCACCCAGATGGCTGGGAATGGGTCCATTGATAAAGTACCCCGCGTACAAGGTGCGTGGAATGAACGATACAACAAAAAAGCGCGATGCGAGTAAGAGTGTGTTCATCATTGTACCAATCGTTGATAATGTCGAGTACTGCCCAAAGAACGTAAGAGAGAAGAGTGCCATCGAAATTTGAATAATCTCCGGCAACAACCTCTTTGCCACGGCTCTGAAGGTGACGGTACAACTGAGTCCATTCGTGGCTATAAGCGTTAATGCCTACGGCACACTCGTTATGAACTCGGTTTTCCATCATCCAGGCTGTGAACGATAAAAAATACATTCGAAAGGCAATGGTAAAATGTTGAGGTCCTATAGCAAAGGCGCGAGTTTTTCCTGCGTCAACACGGTCATGAGGTCGGAGTTCGTCTTTCAACGTGTCCAACCACACTACCCGTGGTACGATACCCCGCTTACAACTTTCGATGAGGGCGTGGGTTTCCGCTTGAAGCTTTTCAGGCAAGACTCCATCGAAAACATAGTCGGAATCACCTAAATAGGCGGTCTTTCCACGTTTGCGGTTCGTGAGACACCACGGATAACCAGGCGAAGTTGTTCTGTTGATCGGAGCCAATAAAGGATCTTCTGGAAGGCCCGTGACGGCTGTGCGGAAATC